ATGCAATCAATATCGGTTACTTGTCTGCCTATGTATATTTGTACCGTTCTCATTAACTAATTGAATTAATAACATCGTAAGCTAACTCAAATTCCATTTGATAGTTAATTGTTTTCGTGTTTATGTTTTTAAACTTCTAAATAGATTTAGTTCTTAAAATTGCGGGATAATCAGCTCGCCCACCTAAATAGTTAACTCTAATTGTTTCACTTAATAAAAGTTCTTCAATTACTTGTTTATAGTTTTCATTAACCCACCCCGTGTTAGCTTTTATAATTCTTTTTCCGTTCGTATTAAAGTTTTTATATTGACCTTCATTAAGTGCATATGCTGGGAAACTTAAAGGATTTAATTTGTACTTATTGTTTTCCATTTCAACGTTCTCAGTCGAAGCCTTAAAAAAGAACTCACGTTGCCAACCACCCCAACGGTTTATAAAATCAATAGTAACTACATCGTATTTACATTCGCATTGAGGAACAAAATAATAAGTTCCTACTATAGCTTCGTCTGAGTCTAATATCTCTACTTTATTACCTTGACTTATCCAGCTTGCCCAAACTTTAATTACATTAACTACTACATCTACTCCAATATTAAAACTTTGCGTGCTTCCAGTTTCTAAATTTGTATAAACTACCTGCCAATAATTATTTGTTCCTGCTGCACCTGTTACTATTGTAAAACCTTCAGGGTCAATATCACAAGGATAGTAATAAACATTTGCCCCACCGTAATTACTTAAATCAGTTAATAAAATTTGTTGCCCTGTAAAATTATATCCGTCTTCATAATATCCAAAACCGTCAAACCCTTTATCAGTAAAAGTGTCTATTAAACTTTCAACACCTCCCAAAGTGTAATATGTTTTCCATTCTACATTACAATAAGCGTAATCATTTGTTAAATCATCACTACCTGTAACAACGGGGTTAGACTGCGAAAAGTCGAAAAACTCACGAATAAAAGGAGCAATGTTATAAAAAGTTTCTGTTTGATTTGAACTTGGAATTTTTTTACTAAGTGAATAAGTAGGTGCTGCAGGTGCTGCCCCCGTTCCGTTCCATAAAAACAATTCTAACCGTGTGCTTTCTTGAGCAAGTTCGTCTATCGTTACAATATATGGGCTTCGTGCAAATATCATTTTCTAAATGTTTGGTTCATTATGTCATTAAATAAATCTTCAACCTCAAACCCGTAACTTTCTATTAAGTCATCAGGTAGGTTCTTAAAAGCTGCTTCAAATGGTTTTGTAAAAAATAAACTTGGTTTAATTCCTTTCTCAAATATTGAACGAGCAATAGCAAAGTTTAAACCTTTACGGCTTTGGAATTTACCACCTGCTCCCCTCGGTGCAATCCCTCGTCTTATAGTCCATTTATCGAATGCTTTTGGCGGTGGCATTTTAGATTTATAACTAAACGGCGTATCGTATTTTTTCTTAACTCCTGAAACCCCTTTATCTTGAAAGAACCCGTATTCTTCCATATCAAAATAAATACCTATTGAGTTCGGAAAGGCTTTTGCTTCTCCCTTAATTGAGTTGTATAGTTTCTTGGATGCGTTTTTACCAGTAGTCGTTAAATTCTTTTTTGCTTGACTAACTACGTGCTTTACAAACCTATCTAAAACTTGTTGCCTATCCATCACAAACAGTCATTTCGTTGCCTATCAAATAATCAAATGTCATCGTCCAACCTGCTAAGTTATTTTCGAACCTTTCTATAAATGGCTCGCAAGTTGGGTTGCCGTCAATGATTCCTAAATTCAAAAAGTAATCGCCACGGGTTAATCTATCGTAAACACGATTTAACATTGTTATCTGAGTATTCAATACATCCTGCTCGTTGTCGTTTCCTACAAAAATGTCCGTTGTTTCGTCTTTTGATATATCCACTACGTCCATAGCAATAATAGAAATATTATAACGAATAACATTACTTTCAAACGTTGCATTATTTACAATGATATGAGCCAAAGGAAATATAGTTTGTTTAGCTAAGTCGATTCTAAATATATCGCCTTGCGTTACCGTGTTCACTAACTCCGTATCTTCTAATTCAGATTTAATTATGTTTAATATTCCGTAATAACTCATAGTCCTTTTTTAAATTGTCTGTTTAATTCACGTTGCTCAATTTCGATTTTCTGCTTTTCGAAAGTAAGGAAGGTAAGTGCTGTTGTAAGTCGAAGTCGGGTAACTTCTTCAAACTTTGTGACGTCTCCTTTAGCTGCTGCATATATGCTTTGATACCAGCCCCATTGTTTGCTAAATTGAGTTCTTTCGCTAAAGTCATTGCTATCTCCTTCTCCTTCATTATCTCCGTCTCCAAATAAGACAGGGTAGCCCCTAATAACTCGTTCTCTAAATTGTAAAAAAAAACCTTTGCTGCTAATGCTATATCTAAACTAACGTTTTCCATTATTTCGGAATAGTTAGCAGAACTTTCGTAAGGTTCAATTTTATACTTGTCTCCGTGTTTTTCTACGATAGGCCTATACATAACAGCCATTGCTTTATGAAACGTGTTTATATCGCTTATATTCGCTTCTAAGTCTATATATTCTCCCCAGCTCATATTTTCTAAGTTAGGAATAAAACCAAATTCAACTCCTGCAATCTTAAATCTGTTTTTAAATTCAGGCTTTTGTTTGAACATCGCAGCAAAATGGTGGCTTAATGCTTCTATTTCTTTAAACTGAATTTTAACTACTTCTTTTAGTTCGATACCGCAAAAACATTGTATCATTTTCTCAGCTAAAAAAACTTCGTCATTCGTGTTTTTGGCAATACCTAAAAACTTCTGGTAATGCTTTAAAGGAATCTCACTTAACTTAGTTGGTACGATTAATTCTAACTTCATATTATTTAAACGTTTTATTTTGTTTATTGTAGTACACGGCAACTGCATACGCTTCGCCAAGTAACATTAAATGCTTTCTTAAATTCATTGAGTCGTTAAAAACTATCTTTACACGTTTACCCGTTCTAATATACACATAGTTCTCAACTTCTTGGGTCATTACCGCTGTGTTACCTGTCATTAACGTATATTATATGTTCCGTAATTGCGCTTTAAACCTAATGTTTCCATTTCGTGATAACGTAAAGCATCAATAGCGTGGTTATTTGTGTCAATAGGTTTGTTTAATCTTGTGCCTTGTTTATCAACGTCCCAACAATAAGCCCGAAGTTCTTTAATTAAATTAACGCTGTTTGACGTAACTAAATATTCTTGGCTTTGCATAACATCAATTCCGTAGTTAATTGAGTCTTTGCCCTTTGTAACCCCTTTAATCGTCTTTCCGTAGCGTCTTATTTCGTCTATTGATTTAGGTTCGGAACTATCGGCATATATCGGGCAACTATTAGGAAGTGTTTTAGCTATGTCTGAGTTTAACATTCCTGTTCGGTAAACTAATTCGTTTAAGATTCGTGTTCCGTTATAATTGTATATTTCAACCGCTGCTGTCGGGTCGTTTGTATATCCAAAGTCTAAACCTATCCCGATTAACTTTGCTTCTTTTGGTATGGTGTCTATTTGCTTCCAGTTACTGAATATTACGCCTTCTAACATTCCTATTTCACCTAACCCATAAACTCGCCACCAGTTACCCCAATATGCGCTCGTTTCTGCTTTTAAACGGTTCTTTTCTATTTGTTCAACTATACTATTGTCTAATGCTTCATTGTCTTTGTAAGTAAGTATTATGAAGTCTGCGTCGGGTTCGTCTTTTAGTTCGGTATGCACCCAAAACTCATTAGCCGGGTTGAAGTCTAAAAATACTTCTTTTTTAGTACGTATAGCAAGTTCATTATAAGATTCAAAGGTAACATTATTGCATTCGTTAATATAAAGAATATCACGGCGAGCACCACGTAACTTACTACTATCATCCGCAGAAAAAAACTCAAAAACACTTCCATTTTTAAAGTTATAAGTTAATAAAGATTTGTTAAACTGTTCATCGTTAAATCGATTAGTCCATTTAAGTATTTTAAGAAAGTCTTTTAATGCACCACGTCTTAAATGCGGTATTGACTCAGCTACTACGCTAATTTCTAAGTTAGGTTGTTGTATTGCTTTATTTATTAAGACCGCTAAAATAGAATACGTTTTTGAAGCTGCCGTACCACCCTGAATTATTTTAGTTCGTCTTTTTAAAGCAAGTACCTTATTCGTTGCTGTCGTTCTCTTGAACATCAGGAAATAATGGTTGTTCTAAAATTGTTTGTTCTATCTGTTGTAATGGAGCACCGTAACCGCTATCCATTAGTGCTTTGTAAGCTGCTACATCGCCCTCACGTGCTTTTTTAATTAATGCCAAAGTCATTAAATCTTCTTGACTCATTGTTTCTTCTTGATTAGTTAAAGGGTTCTTTAGCTTTTGATTTACCTCCAGCCAGTACTTTGCTATTGTGCTGCGATTCTTTGCGCCTTTAGGTCTGCCGTTAGGGTTTCCGCTTTCGCCTTTTTCCCAACGTGGTTCTATTTGTCCTTTACCTGCCATTGTTCGTTGTTTATTCGTTGTTTATTTTAATTCAAAACTTGCTGTTATTCTTTGTTCACTTGCTCTTCCTAAAACTCCATTATGCGCTTTAAATCTTCCATAATGTTTGCAAATCCAAATATTTGTTTTTTTTAAAGCGTTTATTAAACTTGGAGAACTTGTTACAATTGTAAATCTATCTTTTTGTTTTTTATAAATACTTCCTATTTCATTTAATAATCTTAATCCTATTCCCGCACCTTGGTAGTCAGGTAATATAACTAATCTATGAACTTTTTTAATATTCTTTGCTTTTGGATGTGGAAAGTGTAAAACACTTAAAAAACCTGCTACTTCATCATTAACAGTTGCTATAAACACATTTGCAGCGTTATTATGTGAATGACTTAAATAGTGGTGCTTAGCAAACATTTTCCAAATTGACTTATCTCCGTAATTGAATATTTCAAATTTAATTTTTGGTCTATTTTTTTTTTGCCCTTCAAAACTTTGAAAGGTCATTGTATCAGTATTAAATACCCAATCAGGCAACAGCCAATCTTGAACATCAAAATGACAAGTAACTGCTATAAATTTTTTATCCGTCTTTCTAATTGCTTTCTGCATAGCAAAAGAGCCTATTTGAGCAACGTTTCTATCCACTACGCTTGTAAATTCATCAAATACAAATAGTTCGTTTTTTTCTAAAATAGCACGTGCTAAATCAACTCGCATTTTTTGTCCATTGCTTAATACTGAATAAGGTTTTAACCAACTTGGTGGACTTGAAAAACCAACTGAATTAAAAGCAGATGTTATTTGTTCAACGCTACATT